TTTTTAAAAAATATTTTGGGATTTTAAAAAAAAAAAAAAAAAAAATGAAAAAAAAAAACCAAAAAACTCTTTTTAAAAAAAAAAAAAAAAGTAGAAAAAACGGAAAAATCGACTCACTGCAAAATGCTCTAAATCTCGTTTTTGCAAAAAAAATGGCAGACCAACGACTTTTTTTTTTCGTTTTTAAAATATGGGTCATTTTCGGTTTAGGCGAATTTTTATATAGCATTATATAGTAAAAATGGAAACCCAAAAAATGCCAAAAAATGCCGAAAAATATAATTGTGAAAAATGCCACTTTACATGTAATAAAAAAAGCAACTTTGAAAAACATTTACTCACTACAAAACACCAAATGGAAACTTTTGGAAACCCAAAAAATGCTGAAAAAAAAGCATGCGACGTTTGTAATAAAGAATTCAAGTCGAAATCTGGGCTTTGGAAACATAAGAAGGTCTGTGTAGGTATAGATACTCCTGAAGAAACAGAGGTTACGCAACCTATTGATAATACGCCCAGCAACGATGATGTTACATTTAAAAATATGTTTATAGAAATGGTGAAACAGAATAAAGAGCTTCAAAATACATTGCAAACAGTTATACCGAAAGTTGGAGGCACAGTTGTTACAAACAATACTACAAACATCACTAATAATCACTTTAATTTGAATGTATTTTTAAATGAGCAATGTAAGGACGCGCTGAATATTATGGATTTTGTGAAGTCTCTACATATTCAAATAGCCGATTTAGAAAGTACATGTCGTCTGGGGTTTGTAGAAGGTACAAGTAAGATTATAATAGACGGAGTGAGGGATTTAGATATACACAAAAGACCCATACATTGTAGTGACCTACAGAATCAAATTCTGTATGTAAAAGACAATAATATGTGGAAGCAAGATACATCGAATAAGGATACTATGAAACGCGCCATAGACGAGATAAGTAAAGCAAATATAAAACAATTGCCGAATTTAATAATGACAAATCCTATGTATACGAATGAGGAAGAATATATGAAAATAGTGTCAAATATAATGAACATGGATGTAGATAATGATAAATCAGAAATAATTAATAACGTATCCAAAGAAATTACTCTGAATAAAGACACGATAATATAGTCAAAGTAATAATATAATATATAACATATAAAATTGAATTTAAAATAATTATATATGTTATATTAAAAGATGCCACCACGACAAGCTATTAAGAAATATACGCTTACTGAACTTATAGACCTACATTTAGATAATCTACATTCAACCGAACGAAATACTGAAAATGAATTGGAGATTCGTTTTGGTACCAAATCGTCCAAAGATATAAAAAGTATAAAATCGATTTCAAAGATTGATTTTACGAATGTTATTGCGAAACTTAAATCGTTGGGCTACTATGTTAGTGGCGGAAATGAAGAAGGATCACATAGTCTTAAAATACAGAGCGATTTTATTGATCCGAAATCAGGTGTAACACGTTCTTCTCCTATTCGCGTTGAGATTGCGGGAGTCAATTCAATTAAACAATTCTGTAATAGCAATTCGGTTAGCGAGGTTATGGCATCCAATCGCACAGCAGTAACACTTATGTCTAAGAAATACATAAAGGACAAGAATGGTGCGAATATTTGCCCTGCTGACGTGAATGCATTTAATTTCCGTGCAGCGTGGCAAGCAGAGACCACTATTAACCCTTCCTCGCAATTTGCCAAGACGGTGGTCTCAGAATTGGAGCAGGCTAAGAAATCGTTTCGACTAATAAATCGTGTGTCGTTTTTCCACCCTTCTTATCCGGTTCGTGTAGATATGAGTATTGTCAAATCATCGTCGTATGATCCTGTCGCCAGAAAACAAATGATGACATATAAATTAGACGAATCGAATGTATTGAATAATCCAGAGAGATATGAGATTGAAATAGAGGTGTTGAATCATTTACTTGGCCATGGTAGAGTATACGATAAAGCGAACGCTAAAAAGTTAGAAACAGACATCAAGACTGTCATTACAAATGTTCTTTCTGGACTTCAGAATACAAATTATCCTATATCATATATTGAACAGGACGAAATCAAGCATGAATATCTCAAGTTGGTGTATGGACCAGAATCGCACGATCGTCGCGTATATCCCAAAGATTTCTGTGGACCATCGTCCGAAGTCCTTCAAATGAAACATATACGCGAACCGTCAGATGATGTTTCAACTCCCAATATTCGAGAACATTATACGATCACCGAAAAAGCGGATGGTATGCGTAAAATGCTGTTTGTGAATGGAAAAGGAAAGTTATATTTAATCACGTCCAGTATGGCGGTTCAGTTTACCGGTGTAACTATTACGAATAAAAAGATGTATAATAGTTTGTTAGACGGAGAACATATTCTTCATAATAAGGTTGGACACTTTATTAACTATTACGGTGCTTTTGATATTTACTTTATTAATGGACGTTCTGTTCGCGAAAAAGGATTCATGTATATTGACGCAGACGCGGTTAAGGAAAATTATCGACTTCCACTACTCATCGATTTTATCAATGAAATGAATGTTAAGAAGGACGCAAAGGGTATGGATTATCCTATTAACATTCAAAATAAAAATTTCCTGGTGGATACGAATGGAGATAATATATTTAAACTTTGTGGCGAACTTTTAAAGCGCATTAAATCGAATTATTTTGAATATGAGACAGATGGAATCATTTTCACCCCCATTAAGAATGGTGTTGCTGGATTAAGAGAAGGTCATGCTGGAAGTCTACGTAAGCCTACATGGGAGTTTTCATTCAAATGGAAGCCTCCTTACTATAATACGATTGATTTCTTGATTACAACAAAAAAAACAGATAGTAAGATGGACATGATAGGCAATATATTTAATGGGGCTATAGACCTCTCGTCTCAGGAGCAAATCAGTCAATACAAAGTAATTGAACTCAAGGTAGGATTCAATCAAAAGATTCATGGCTTTATTAATCCGGGAAGTGATGTAATGAATGATATTGTGCCGTCTTTGGCTGATATAGATAATGAAGAGGAGTATAAACCGATGGCGTTTTATCCCACGAAGCCAAGTGATCCAGAAACGCACATTTGTCGTATTCTATTAAAACAGGACGATGTTGGAAAATATCAAATGATGACAGAAGAAGGTGAAGTATTTGACGACAAGATGATTGTTGAGTTTAGATATGATTTAAGTAAGCCTAAGTATTATCAATGGATTCCACTAAGAGTGCGTTATGATAAGACTGCTGATTTCAGAAGCAATCTGAAGGAATATGGAAATGCGTATCATGTCGCGAATAGTAATTGGTATAGTATCCATAATCCTATTTCGGAAGAAATGTTGAGCGCTGGAGATGATATTCCTGTAACAATAACAGATGAAGGTGTATATTATAACAAAAAAAAGGACCGGTCTGTCGATGCAAATTCATTTTGTATGCGCGATTTTCACAATAAGTATGTAAAAAGAAAATTAATCAAGGCGGTTTCTAATCGCGGAGATACACTTATTGATTTTGCGGTTGGTAAAGCAGGTGATATGCCAAAATGGATTGATGCCAAATTGGACTTTGTATTTGGAATAGATATATCACCTGATAATATTGATAATGTCATGGATGGGGCATATGCCCGCTATTTGAATCTAAGAAGAGACTTGAAGGTGATGCCCAAAGCACTCTATGTGAATGGAAATAGTGGCAAGAATATCAAGTCGGGCGATGGTTTGTTTAGTGAAAAAGATAAAATGATTACAAATGCGGTATTTGGCGAAGGTGCAAAGGATGCCACAAAATTAGGAAAAGGTGTATATAATCAATATGGTAAAGCGGCACAAGGATTTAATATTAGTTCGTGTCAATTCGCATTACATTATTTCTTTGAAGACAAAGAAAAGTTGTCGGCATTTGTTACTAATGTAGCGGATTCTACTAAATTAAATGGTCATTTCATAGGAACATGTTATGACGGCAAAAAAATATTTAATAGTCTTAAGTCTAAGAAACAAGAAGAAAGCATGATTTTAATGAACAAAGAAACGCGTATATGGGAAGTAACCAAACTATTCGGAAAGTCTGAATTTAAAGATGATATTACCAGCTTAGGATATCCAATCAAAGTATACCAGGATTCAATTAACAATGAATTTATAGAGTATTTGGTTAATTTTGATTATTTCACACGAGTAATGGAACGTTTTGGGTTTGCCCTATTGACTGATTCTGAATCTAAAGAAATGGGTATGCCACATTCTATTGGTTCATTTGAAGAACTCTTTACGGACCTGACAAATGATATCAAAAGAAATTATCGCGTAGCGAAGGAGTACGGATGTGCAATGAATATGACTTCATATGAAAAACAGGTATCATTTTACAACAAGTATTTCATTTTCAAAAAAATACGAAACGTAGATACGTCAGAACTTCAATTAGTAGATGATTCATTGAGCGAACAGGCAATAGATATTGAATCTGTAGTAGAACAAATAGTGGACGATGTTCCGCCTACAGCAAAACCCAAGTCTAAAAAAAGGACTACCAAGACAAAGTTAATACAAAAAGAATAAAAACAATATTAGATGAAAATAACCTAAAGTCATAATCAATAATTATGTATCGAATCATTAATTATGACATATTATCAGTTAAATATAAATCAAAATATAATTACTCCCGACGATTTTTTATATGTTGGATCAAATGAACAGAAAGATAACATTTTAATTAGTAAAACTCTGCATGATTATCTTAATATAACTAAAACCGAAATCGACTTTCATTATGAATCGTGGGATATTGTCAAAAAATATACAAATCCATATGAATATATTCATAGCCAAATTCCGAATAGTAAAATATCGGTTTCTAAGTATAAGCCGCTTTCCAGATCATATTTTAAATTCATTGAAATGGCTAATACATTTTCATTGGCGGATTGTAAAGAAGAAACGTTGAAAAGTTTTCACTTGGCAGAGGGTCCGGGTGGTTTTATTGAAGCAATGGTAAACTTGAGAAAGAATTCGAATGATACATATTATGGGATGACACTACTTAATAGTGATGTGAATGTTCCTGGTTGGCATAAGAGTCAACATTTTTTAAGCAAGAATCAGAATGTAATTATTGAACGCGGTTCAAGTGGTGACGGCGATTTATTGAATCCAGACAATCTACAATATGTGCATGATAAATATAAAAATAGTATGGAGATTGTTACAGGCGATGGAGGGTTTGATTTTTCTATTGATTTCAATCAACAAGAAACCATGTCAGCCAAATTGCTGTTTGCTCAAATATGCTATGCTCTAATTGTACAAAAGAATGGAGGGAATTTTGTATTGAAATTTTTCGACACCTTTTCTCGTGCGTCGGTCGAGATGATATATATATTGAATGTGTTTTATGAAAATGTATATATTGTAAAACCATATACAAGCAGATATGCGAATTCTGAAAGATATGTGGTGTGTAAAAAATTCAGACCTACGTCGACAACGCATTATTTATCAACATTTACTTCTATATTGAGAGGCATGAGTTCAAACAATTATATATCGAGTTTACTTAATAAACCGATACCTTATTATTTCATTATTAAAATGGAAGAAATAAATGCAATCTTAGGACAACAGCAATTGGAAACGATTATATACACATTGTCATTGATTCAGTCCAACAGCAAAAATAATGATAATAAAATAGAACAATTAATTAATTCAAATATTAGTAAGTGTAGCAAGTGGTGTTTAAAGAATAATATTAATTACAATAAAATGATATCAACAAAAAATTCTTTCATGGAAAATACTTCTATTAGAGGCGATCATTTTTCGGAAAATAAAGTATATGTAAATACTATACATAAATGAATATTGATACATCTCGATATATGGTTGATATAATTTTTGCGATGATTATTTTATACACGTTCATCGTATTGTATCAGATTCGAGGACGATTACAAAAAATAATTGCGACGAGGCTATATACAATAGAATTTTCATTGGCAGTGATAATTCTTATTTTTGTGTTTATGATGTTTATATATTTCAAATACTCTTTGAATAGTATCGACGAGAGTAAATTGTCTGGTCCGGAACGTGTTAAATATAACGATTTCAAAATGAAATTGGGCGTATTTAAAAATGCGCTGGTAAATGGTTTAGCAGCGGTATTTATCAGTATATTAGCATTAGCTGACACGTTTATGCCCAGTTTTTATGTAACAATACTGGTGAATTATTATACGTCAATCGCTATTTGATTTCATTAGCAAACGCATAAAATCGTGCAACAATCGCCTTGACATGTTGCCACCTTGTTCACCAATATTAGTAGTAATTTTATCGATACATTTGTCAGAGTTATCGCACATGGCGAAATCTAAATCATATACATATGGATCCATAATTGTGTATATGATTTTATCAATATTACCTTGTTTCATCCACGTTTGAAAGGAACGTGTTCTACTATTACCGCTATGTGTATTGTAATTTTTAAGAATATTATAGCATATAAGGAATGGGAATACAAAGCATATTCCATTCTTGTCACCTTGTTGTAAATTGGGTCCCATGTAATTGAATTCACTCGTATTTTTGTAATTATAATATGTATGTTTGCTTGTAACATGTTCATTGATACATTTTACAAATTTTGTAAAAACATAATAATCTACCGGCATATCCAATCGACATGTCCTCGTTCGCCTGCGCGTAATGTATTTGGCATATTGCCAAGCAGACGATTTAGTGGCGCATCCGTGAGAATTAAAGTGATAAACATTATACTGAGATTGGTATGGATAATATATAGACAATGTACCGTGACAAACATATTGAATTAATCCTTCTTTTTTTTCACGATATTCTTCATCGACCAGGTAATTGTAAAAGTCCGTATAGACTAATACAATTTTTTTCTGTTCTGTGAAATAATTGAGTGTTTCCATGAAATCGCCTTTATATTTATTCATATCTTTGTCGTAATAAGCACAAGACATATAATTAAACGGAGATTCGTCGAATTCGTCGGATTCGTTGGACTGGAAAAGGACATCGAAATCAATGAATGTATGTAAAACAATAATATCATTCGGATTGTATTGATTGTTGATATGGGCACTGGTTTCAGTTACTGGGCAATGAAAGTTGCATGTAACCAGGTTCAGTTTATTAATTTTGTTTAGATAAAAGTCGCACGATCGCATCATTGTATATATTTAAGCTGTAAGTATTAAAAAAATAATAAATCATTTCAATTTTTTAATAAATTTTTGGTTATTTATGTTTTTAAACATTGCCTTTTAAAGTACGTGCTCCTACACCTGATGTACGTATAGATTTGGATTGCTGTATTAATTCAGTAATACGATTTTCACCAGTGCATGTGAAGCAAGCAGTAGTATGATTTCCTTGTCCACCTTTGCGAGAAATATGGAAATTCTTGTAAAATTGTGGGGATTGATATTTCGATTTAGCATTGAAAGGAGCTTCAGCACGACCTGAATAGGCATACGCGTTTTGGTGAGCAGGACCTAAATTGACTGCTGTGTTTGCTGTCTTGGTGTCGGCCTTTTGAATGGTATTTAATTTTAGACGGGCTAATCGAGAACTTGCGCTTACAGCACCTTGTGTGCTATATTGGGCATTATTTGGTTTATAAATGACATCGTTACAGCTATTGGTAGAACTACAACTGGTGCTACTAAACACAACAGAATTAGTATTATAATTGGCGTTATTATATACTTCACCGGTTTTTTTACCCATCGTCTGTTTTTGTTGATGGGTTCTACATCTGGACTGTAAATATGATTTTGTGGTTTGAAAATACTTGGGTCGTCCAGGATTGACATTTATATTGGATTGAGATTGAACACGCTTACGCGCGGCTGAAGCAGGGTCACATACAGTGGAGCACGTATTGTAATTATAAAATTCCATAGTTTGATTTACATTTGCGCCAGTAGTATCTATATTAGCCAGTACATTGGTGGGTGCACTAACAGCGCGACCAACTTTGTTAAACTGATTTGCTTCTTTAATTGCATAGTCAGGAACCAATACTGAGCCATTGAAATTATTAGATGTACAATTATCATACGCATAGGATTTCATAATAGTTCCACCCGGACGTTCAAAAGCGTTTACCATATTGCTACGATTGTAGGTTTGTTTATTATTTGTATTACCATATTGTTTTCTGTAATGTTTCATAGGGCGAGCGCGAAAAGCATTTGCATCTGCTAAATCAGAAGTAATTGATGTTCCGTAGTAACCTACATTGTATTGTTTATTGTGATCAGGTCTATATTGACCAACTGTTATTAATTTCGCAGTAGGTGTTCCGCCTGATGGTGCTTTCCAATTATTTCCAGTTCTGGATGCAGTTATATTACTATTTGTTCTTACAAAATTCATAGGATTTGATGAATTACTTGGCATGGTTTATATATATATTTACATTAGAAAAATAAAACTATATAAATATTATATAAATACAAATAATGCTACAATCCATATTCATTTTATTATTTATTCTTGCGATTTGCTATATACTTCTGTTACATGTATTTAATACTACAAAAACAATTGAGTATATGACTGGTAAGTCAACTGATAGCGCACTGGTCATGACAAATAAAAATGCTGGACAAATACAACAATTAAAGGAGGAAATTGATGAAATTAAAGATACCTTCAATAATTTAAAACCACTCGAAAAAGATGTCAATATAAATGCGAAAGCAATTGCTAATTTAAGAGACAATGCGGCAGTGAGAAAAGCCCAAGAAAGCGTAAAATAATAAAAATCCTATCATATAATAGTAGTGAATGTTGAATTGTTTATTAAGATGTATGTTTATTGCAATATTGGCGTATATATTGGTATCGTCATTTTTTAAAAAGAATATAATCGAAGGTTTAGAAACTAAGCAGAAGAAAGAGTTTGCATCCTATAAAAAAGACCCTATCCAAATGGCGACAAAAAACGAAGAAAATATAAAGGTATTGCGGGAAGAAGTCAATGATATTAAAAAAATTTCTGAAAAAGCATCTGAATTGACAAAAATGGTCAATGACAATAGTAAAAATATTGACGGATTAATTAAACAACAACAGGCACAAGTAAAGGCATCAGGATTAGTGAAGTAACAATCGTGATTATTTTTACAATACAGGTATTGTAATATTGTAAAAATAGATAAATTTAATAGTTATATATATTAATAGATATGCCCAAGTCCAATCAAATAACAGAGCAAACAGATAGTGAGTATGAAAACGTAGTAGAAACATTTAAGCCAGCAGGATTTTTTAGTCAAGTGCAAGGAGATGTTGGTAAATTAAAGCAGGAACTTCTTGGCCCCGATTATCAATATCATAGACAGATTAAGGATCCTAAAAGCATCGGAATGAGTGACAGAGGATCATTGCCTCAGGTCGCACGCAATGTACGAGGATTAATTGATTATACTGAGGTTCTTGTTACAGGTGGAGGCCGCGCTTCTAAAACGGGTGGACCCATTGGTCCCAAATATTTTCTAAAAACAGGAGCAAAATGTAAAGATAAGGCAACGGGTAAGAAGGTGACGCGCTATATATATTCGGATTATGTACCGAAAGGTAACTTGCCTTTTATTTCATCGGGTATGGGAGGAAATTTTAGCAGTTTTAAAGGATTAATTCCAGGAACCATGTCAAACGTAGGCGACTTGAATCCATTTTCAATATTTGGCGCATTTATGAGTGGGTCAACGCCATCTTGTCGCGAAATTAATATGGAGACACGAGACAACAATAATAATAAATCAAGACAAACTCATCATGTAACAGATTATGATATAAAAAACATGGACCCATGTTCATTTAGTAATAAACGTAATCCAATTTCAAATAAACGATGTAAAGAGTTTTTTAGTACAATTGATATTGACGATGAGGGTAAATTACCAAACGATAATATTATTCAAGCATATGTAGCGGCGTTAGGCGCGCTATGTGTATACTTTGTATACAAACTGAATAAAGGACGTTAAAAACTAATTTTAGGCTTATAGAACGTAAAATTAGTTAAAGGTAGGAGAGTATCTATGTATAATAAGATGTCTGGTCGTATTGAAATTATATTAGGATGTATGTTTTCAGGTAAATCAAGTGAATTAATGCGTCGTATTAGTAGATATAATGCTGTAAACATGTCTACGTTGGTTATTAATAGTATGCTGGATAATCGCTGTGAAGATAACCAGATTAGGACGCATTCGAAACAAACCCACAATGCTGTCAAGCTTAATAATTTGATGGACCTTACAGATGACCCAAACTTTTTCAAAATTAAAGTCTTTGGAATAGACGAAGCCCAGTTCTTTCCCGATTTGGTAGAATTTGTCAAGTTTGCTGAAAAGTTTAATAAAACAGTTATCATCGCTGGACTGGATGGTGATTTTAATAGAGAGCCATTTGGTCAGATTCTAAACTGTATTCCTTTGTGCGATGAAGTGGTTAAACTGACTGCTATGGATATGATTTCAAAGGACGCTTCCCCCGCGATTTTCTCAAAACGTATTATCGAAGGCAATAAACAAATTTATGTTGGTGCGGAAAGTGAATATGTGGCAGTTTCGAGGAAAAATTATTTTGCTGATACAAAATATGCTGGACGTAGTGAATATGATTATGATAGTGATTAAAAAAAATTGATGTCGGTTTATTAGAATATGAGGTGAGTATCAAACAATTTGAAACAATTACGATGTCATTCGCGAACCGATACTATGATGTGGAGTGGGGGCAATTCATTACTCTGGATACGGGTAATTCGAACCAAGCGAACTTCTACCCAGATACAAATTCATCCATTGAGATGGTTTCACCTTACGTAATAGACATTGAATCGGATATAGAGCGTGAGTTTAACCAACAACTTACAACTACATCCTATATGAATAATGAATCGATAGTGTCAACGATTCTTGGCACTGTTATACATACTGTGACATCATTTGTATATTTTATCACTACTCTTAAATAGGTTTCATACATCCATTAAATAAATTACTTTCTTCAATTACTAACTCTTTACTTCCGTGTCTTGTATGTTTTTCTTTTTTTTCCGGCACTACTACGTCTTGTGCGAGATCTACGTATAGTACGTCGTGTACGTATAGAACGTCTGGTTCTTCTTCGTTTCATGCCACCAGTGGTTGTTGTGCCATTCGCATTTGCGCTTGCTCCTACAGGCTGTCCATTTTCCCATTTTCGCATAGGTGCACCGTAGGAAATATTGTCTGTACTGCCGCGAGAACCTCCTTTAATATTTCTATTCATTGTCTGTATATAGTAAATGATTAGAAAAAAACCTGATTCGGTGGAATGTTAATCCATTGTGTTAAGCAACGGACGCCACCACCCAGTTCATGAAGATTGAAAAACTTAATATGATGAACTGTGTATCCCATGAGTTCTAAAAAGTCGTGCAATGGTTTGAATTTTGAATTATATGCAACGATGATGTCTTTATTTATTATAATAAAGTTTAATGCTAAATTTGTGTCTATTTTCTCTCCAAGTATTGTTTCCAAATCTAAACACATATACTTTGATTCTATTTGACTCGGAAGTTTACCAACCGATTTCTTAGAATAGAGTATAATATTATTATGTAAAATACAAAGACAGCAGTCTAAATGCAGGGATTTATGTGTAATGGTGATAATTTTTTTTTGTTTAAAATTATATTTTAAAAACGCGGCACCCTTTTTGTTTGTTCTTTTATTTATACCTACTAAAATAGTATTTCCATCTTGTATTATATCACCCCCTTCCATCTTAGAACCAGATACGTCGTTTTTAATATGAGAAGGAAATAAAGATGCGACTGTCATGTATTCATTTTCGCGAATAAGTCCATCATCTCCTTTTTGCAGACCAGGAAGTAATACATACGTATTATCTATTTTTACAAATATATCCCTAATCCATAATGCTGAGCATATATTATTTAGTTTTTTAGCTTTTGGATGTTCAATACGTTTAACCTTAATATGTAAAGAATCAAATACTTTTTCTAATTGTTCTAAAACACTTTTTTTATGTGATGTAGATACTATTTTTGAAGTATTTGATGAACAGAAATCTTTATTATATATATATGGTGTTCCAAGTAATATACTCATTTGAAATAATATGTTATTTTATTTAATAAAATATTATTTAACGTCTGGACTTGCGACCAGCGCGTTTGGACTTGCGACCAGCGCGTTTGGACTTGCGACCAGCGCGTTTGGACTTGCGACCAGCGCGTTTGGACTTGCGACCAGTGCGTTTGGACTTGCGACCAGTGCGTTTGGACTTGCGACCAGCGCGTTTGGACTTGCGACCAGTGCGTCTGGACTTGCGACCAGTGCGTCTGGACTTGCGACCAGTGCGTCTTCTACGTGATCCACCTACAGAAGCAGCACCCGATGTAACATCATCTAATACTTCTGCGGTAGAAGCTGAATTCTCTTCTTTATCTTTGCCTTCACTTTTAGAACTAAACATGGAGCCAAATCCGGATGTTACGCTATCAAACATTCCTCCCCCACGATTTCTCTTTCTGCTAATAGTTTTTCTTTTACGTGTTCCACCATTCATTTTTGAGCAAGATGACATTATATATTATATGTTGACAAAATAATAAATAATATAATTTAGAGTTTAACGCGCTTGTATAATTCTAAAGCAGCTAATCCACCGGCAATTTGAGCAATGATGTAGGGCAATAGGTCACTCATTTTCAAGTCACCTTTAGATGCTAACATAACAGAAACGGCAGGGTTAAAATGACCGCCTGATATTTTACCACCAACCATAATAGCAATAGCTAAAGCGGCGGCAATTGCTAAAGGATGGCCTGTTGCTAAAATAACATATAGAAAGAATAAAGTTCCGATAAATTCGACAAAGTATTTTTGCATATTATAATAAATAATGATATTATTTTTTAAATTACTATTTATTTGATATATCCTTTTTTAGCAGGAGCTACAGAGCCTCCCGAACGAACAAATCTTCGTTGGTGTGTCACTGTATTCTGATTTACTCCCGAAAAGGCAATTTTATCTGTGCTATTTGTAACAAAAGAGGATTTACCGATAGCATTCATTTTTTTCATACGTATATAATCGGAAGATTGATATGTATTGACTCCTCCACCAGCATCTTTTGTCCACACTTGACGCGATAAAGAAAACATATTAGACCCGTCTGATGGATAAAATTTGGCAGGCATTGCTCCCTTTCCTTGTAATAATGCGTTACCTTGATACCTACCTCGAGCACTACTAATAGAATAATTATTCGCTCCATTATTATTAAGTCTTGTAAAGATCATATTATATAATTTATAAATAATAAAAATTTTATTTATAAAAATGATTAACGACGAACGCGATTAAGAACGTTTTGTGTTGTGCCATTATTTGCTCCACCATAACTATAATCAGGAGTAGCATAGCTTTTATTTTTAGCCATCATTTTCTTAAAGCGAATGAAGTCGGAAGAATCATAGACATATTTTACGTTACAGTTAGCAGGAGGTACACCAGTATTGTCACAACTGCGTGCGTCTTGTCCTCCATCCTTAGTGCTAAGAACCATCATACCAGGTCTTGACCCAATTAAGTTAGATCCACCGCAACTGTAGCCTTTTCGGTTAAATGTATCACCTGCGTTTGTTAATGCTCTAAATGACCCAATTTTGCGAGTATTATTAGCAGCATTGGTTCCATTAACATGTTGTATACGCATATTGTATCCTTGTCTTAATAAAAAGCGGTCGCGTCCACGTTCGGAAGAAGCAATACCTGGATAAGGCACTTGAATTGACGCACCTACAATATTAGGATATGTGCCAGAAGAAACTGTTTTAAATCCAAAGAATTTTCCCATCGTTATTATATATATAAATAGCAAATAAAAAAATACTTTCATATATAATTCGCTAAAATACAACTGTTTATTTGGTATGGTTTATTCGGTAATAATTCTCGGAGCGATATTCATTGTGGTCAGTTCTTGAAATAGCAACTTACAACTATATGGAATTTCAACATAAGCAAAATCAACGCGATTATCACATGTATTACACATATGAATGTGCGTCTTATTATTATGTGAGGCAATCATACCACACTTTTTACACACATGAACACTAAATTTGTCCGACGCATCATATATTCTCCCCTTAGTAAAGCGTGATGCGCCGTGTGAAATCATACAATCTCTTTCCATTTCTCCAAATCGTAGGCCACCATCACGACTACGTCCTTCTGCCGGTTGTCGTGTAAGATTTACCATAGGACCAATAGCTCGACTATGTTGTTTGTCTGTTACCATATGCTTAAGACGCTGGTAGAAGCAAGGTCCGATGAATATAGAGGATTCAAGCATTTCTCCAGTGGAGCCATTATACATAATCTCATTGCCGTTTGATTCATATCCTAAATTCATCAGTTCATTTGCGATTTCTTTTACTTCGAATTCACCGAAACTGGTTCCGTCTCCAAATAGTCCCAACTCCAGAAGAACCTTACCGAGAAGTGTTTCTTTCAGCTGCGCAATAGTCATTCGGCTGGGAATAGCATGAGGATTGATAATAATATCTGGCTTAAGTCCACTCTTAGTGAATGGCATATCTTCCTCTGGAATAATATTACCAATTGTTCCTTTTTGACCATGTCGACTACTAAACTTATCACCTATAACAGGTTTTCGTGTAGCCCTAAGACGAACCTTACAGAAGTTGTAACCATCGCCGTTTCTTTCGATACAATTCTTATCAATATATGTTTCCTCAGTGGTTCTGTAAATTCTACTATGGTCCTCGTATTTGATAACTTTTGTGTGATCATTGCGGTTCTCCTTAATAGGAATCATCTTGGAAATAATAATATCGCGGTTTTCAACCAATGTATTCTCGGGAATTACTCCTCGAGAATCAAGCTTGTCATAATTTCCAAACTTCATCGACTTGGTCTTGGAAGGATCAGGCTTACATCTAATCTCCTCATCGCCATGAATTTTCTTGTCTTCATCCTTTTCAGTGTGATAGATGGTTGCTTGAAACAATCCTCTATCGACCGAACCCTTATTAAACAAGATACTATCCTCCTGATTATAACCACCATAAGTCATGATCGCAACAATTACTGGTGACCCAGATGGAATGTTATTTAGTTGAATGAGTCCCATTACACGTGTGTCAACAAGAGGGCGCATAGGATAATTCAATACATACGCAGTTTTGTCCATGCGACTATTAAAGTTGGTTACATATACACCCATTGCTTGCTTACCCATAGCACATTGATACGTGTTTCTGGGCGACTGATTGTGCTCGGGGAAAGGAATACATGAAGCAAGAATTCCAAAAATAGTGCTGGGATGAATTTCACAATGGGTATGAACGAAGCCTTTTTTACTGTTTAGGAGCGTTGGTTTCATCGAAATAAGAGTTCCATTCTGTTCAGCAGGGTCAATATATTCGATAATACTCTCATCCAACTTTGCGGATACCACCAAATCATCCCATTTTAGCTCACGATTTTTGATTTTATTTATAATATCACGATTTACAATTAGACTATTATTCTTAGTGCGAAGAAGCGGGCGAGCAAGTCTTCCTGCGTCATTACAAATACAGATCTCTTTCTTGTCGTAATCAAATACAATTGACGTGTAGATATTAATAATACCCTTGTGTTTCTTGCTCTTCAAATCGTTATATAATTCAATGGCTTCTTTCGCGTTTCCGATCCAGCATCCATTAACGAACACCTTGACGCCTTCATATAGATCTGTTTTTGTGAGCTGGTCAAATGAATTCACATGCGGTTTAGTATAATCATATAGACAACTGGAATTGGACGGGATGGTAATATGAGTCATGTAACTAATATTCTTTACTACACCTACACTTGCACCTTCTGGAGTTTCAGCAGGACACAAAAACCCCCATGTAGTGTTATGTAGCTTTCTGGGAGGAATAAGCTTACCACTTTTGTCAATGGGAGTATTAATACGCCTCAAATGACTCAAGCTGGAAATATAAGTCAATCTATTCAATACTTGAGCAACGCCTACCTTGTTACTATTGATGTGCTTAATACCGAAATCTCCTGTTGCGAGAGCACGTTTCAGACCATTTTCAATGGTAGTTGATTTGATGATTTTGTAAATATTAGTCATGTTGACAATATTACCATAGTCTTCATTCGACTTCCATGAACCATTATTCATTTCACGAACGATTTGTTTCTGCATATCTTTAACGAGCTTGTTGAAATAATTTCTGAATAAATTATTCAGTAAGATTCCACAAGTGTCAATGCGCTTGTTTAAATAAGAATCACGGTCAGATGTAGAGAGCCATCCAAGTGAGGTCTGAATAAGACGATTTGTCATATATCCAAGAAAGTATGTCTTCTGGTCAGAAGAATGACAATGAGGGAACAAATCGCTATTAATTACTTCCAACGTGAACTCGCGTTTTTTAGCGTATCCCTGTTCTTGTGTCATGTTGATTGGAGTATACATAACGAAATTGGTGATGTAATTAATAGCATCTTCCTGAGTCATGATTTCATTTGCGTCAATAATAGAGGCTTGTAGCGCTTTCAGGATAGGTTTGTTATTATCATGACCAATGTCGAGAAGAATCTTGGAACATATTTCATGATCGGTCATAATTCCCATCGCTCTGAAAACAATGAACAAGGGGATGGGTTGTTTGATTCTGGGGACTTGTAGATAAATACCGAATCCGAAACCATTATTCTTAGTAGATATAAGAAGACTGATTTGCTTGGGACTGATTTGCTTATAATCAGGCACTGACTTTATTTCGGCGCTCATTGACCACTTGGTAGATCCTTTTGTCAGATTAAAGCAGTATACACGATTTTCAGCAGCACGCTCCTGACCCAAAACAGTTTTTTCGGAACCATTGATAATGAAGTATCCTCCGGCATCAAACGCACATTCACCATTCATTTCGTGGTTCATATGGCTATATTGCTTTAGTACACAAATGGATGATTTCAACATAATAGGGAGTTTACCAATATGAATCTTAGGAATGCTCTTCATAATAGTTTGACAATTTTCCAAATTATCACCATTCCTGATGATATATTTAATGTTAATATCAACGGTCATATTTGATGCGTATGTAAAATTTCTCAGACGCGCCTCCTGAGGAAACATAAGTTTTGTAGCGCCATTGTTTTCGTGAATTTGCGGCCTATATATATTGAAGTTTTGGAATGTAATTTGCGCTTCCAAACTATGTTTTTGTGATTTTTTATCGAAAAACTGATCTGATTTCACTGATACGGGATTAAACATATCGATAGTTTTCTGAATTTGAAAGTTGACGAAATCATTGTATGATTCAAGTTGATGTCTTACCAATTGCTCCAAATGTCTATTTTCGAAGTATGTTTCAATAATATTCCATGGTTCTTCTGTGAAAGTATTTAACGTTTCTTCTTTGAATTCGTCGATAATTTTCGATGTCATGATGTTGTTTGTATAATTTATTTCTGTATTTTATTACTTCAATTTATCTTTAAAATAGTAAAAATAATAAACTTTAAAATCATTTATTAATAATAATTAAAAAGGGAATAATATTTATTTGTATTACTGACAAATGTGTAGTATTATAAATGATTTAAGTATTTCAAGATAAAATGTATAATACTATATAAAGAAAATGAATAAGTCTATAAAAAAAAAGGAGCAGATAGACAATTTTCTTATATTCATGGACCAAAATATAAATACAATGCCTTCCGAAAAAGATAATATGGATAAGTCAGACACTGTTGTCAAATATTGTAGAATGAAACATCGTGAAATTGACCGCACTATATTGTTCCCCGAATTAATTGATTTGGATATGCCATTTAAATCTTCGAGTGATATAGAATCAAGTATTGATACGGATACTCATGTAGATAGTCACAATGTAAAAATTAATATGAAAATAGAAACGATTGATGATTTATTACTATTAATGGATAAAAACCCTATGTTAAGCAATGTTACGTATAATATTAATATTAAAGCTATTCATAACATAAAGGATGACTTGGTGAAATTAAATACTATGGTAGGTATGACTTCGCTGAAAAGTAATATAATTGACCAGGTATTGTATTTTGTTCAAGATTTGCATACATTTACGAATGAAAACGATGGCGATTTTTTACATACTGTCATATACGGTCCTCCGGGAACAGGTAAGACAGAAGTGGCGAAAATAATGGGCAGTATTTATAGTAAATTAGGTATATTGGACAAGAATATATTTAAAAAGGCGACACGATCTGATTTTATTGCTGGATATCTGGGACAGACTGCTATGAAGACACGCGATTTAATTAAAAGTTGTATTGGTGGCGTATTATTTATCGATGAAGCATACTCTCTGGGAAATGATGAAAAAAAAGACAGCTTTGCGAAAGAGGCTCTGGACACACTATGTGAAGCATTAAGTGAACATAAAAAAGATCTCATGGTAATTATTGCTGGATACGAAGAAGAACTGAAATCATGTTTCTTTAATTTCAATAGAGGATTAGAATCTCGTTTTACATGGAGATTTAAAACAGAAAATTATTCGGCAAATGAAATGAAACAAATATTTTATAAGAAAGTAAAAGAAAACCAGTGGAATATAAATGATATACCAGATTCATGGTTTGAGAAGAATATGGATTACTTCAAATATTTTGGGCGAGACATGGAAACACTTTTTAGTAAAATAAAAATATTTCATAGTAGACGGGTATTTTGTTTAGATGAATCTGAAAAAAAGATAATTACTTTAGAAGATATGAATGGCGGAATGGATAAATATTTGGAGAATGATGATATAAAACAACGCAGAAAAGAAAATGATTTTAATCAAATGATGAAAAATACTTTATATTGTTAATTTATACAAGTATGGAAATGCATGCGAATTCAAATGGAGGTATTTCTGATTATTTGTTCGGTCCTTTAGGCGCTGAATACTGTAATTATTTCTATTATTTAACGGTATTGAGTTTTTTAACCTTTTTATTTGTTCTTGGAAGTTGCTTATATATAGCTGTTAAGAGCAGCAAAGCTGATTATGTTCAATTGATGTTGGTGAGTTTCCAACCATTTTTAGCTTATTTTGTAAATCGTCTATTTTATTCGATGTGTATGAACTCTAATAATGTTTAAGTTACACTGCGTTTAGAATAAATTTAGTTTTTTTTGTTGTTATATAAATGTCAACAAGAAAAACAATCCAAATAAATCCGAATTTATTTAATATAAAACCAAATAAATCCGATAAAAAGCGCACCAGGAAAGAAAAGCCTGAATTTAAAGAAACATCTCTTAAACGTGAATTAATGAAGAGAATCAAAAAACACGCTAATCAGGCAGAAAAACCAGTATCATCTGATACAGATAATATAGGCGGTAATAATTTTAACAATGATTTTGATAAACACTTGGATTATTTGAGTAATTTATCAAAAGATACTAAAAAAGAAAAGCGACGGCAAAAAAAAAATACACGAAAGGTCGCACCAAGATCACTTCCAAATACAACACATCATTCACCTATGCCGAGTGCTTTTCTGGATCTTCCTCCAGAATTAAACGACAATTCATATACAATTAATGTGCAAGCAGGACAGCAACCATCTATTCAATTGAACGCACCATTCCAACCTGAACCACCCTACGGTTGTCTAAAGGGAGGAGGAAAACCTACATTTAAAGATTGGAGAAGAAAAACACAGAAGAATACCAGCAATTACAATACATCAGATGTAAATATAAATATGGACAAAATGGTAGATAATTCAGAACCACCAACCAGTATATCAAATAATCGAGGTGCGTCATTAATAAAATCAATGATGACATCGAATGATTCGAATGATTCGAATGAGTCAAATTCTGATATATTACCAAGTATTCTAAAAATAAATCCATTATTAAATGTTAAAAGTGAACGTGAACGAAAATTAGAAGGGATTAAAGACAAAATGAAAAAGAAAACCGAACATGATGAGATAAACACAGCTGTTAAAAATGTTCGTGCTAAAAAGGAGCCTCGCCGGTTTAAATATAATAAAACTGTCAAACATACATATGGAAAATCCAATGGAAAAATTACCGTATGTATTAAAGATTCGCAAACACGCAAAAATATTATCCAAGAACAAGTCTCATTGAGACAAAAGCCTATCAACGAAATTAAAGAATTTTTGAAAAGCAAATACTTATTAAAGGCAGGAAGTCACGCACCCAACGACGTTTTGCGAAAAATGTATGAGGAAGTTCACTTAGCCGGCGATATAATGAATATCAATGAATCCAATTTATTACATAATTATATGAATGATAAAGAATCAACGACCTAAACACATGACAGTATGCTAACATTAATAATATTTATATAATATTATTAAAGAGAGAATCGCATTGTAGAGTAATGGGACTTATCGAAGATTATTTTAAGCTGACATCGACATTAAAAGAAAAACATGGCGATAAATCAGTAATACTAATGCAGAATGGAGCATTTTATGAAATTTATGGATTGAAAAAAGAGAATGACATTGTTGGAAGCAGTATCTTGGATTTATCCAAATTATGCGACCTTCATATTGCTGATAAGAAATTGGTCATTGATAAAATGGACGTGGTTCAGGCAGGGTTTGGTATACGAGAACATATTATGGAAAAATATTTGAAGAAGATGTTGGATGGTGGGTATATAGTTAGTGTATGGGAACAAAGCGATAGCACTACAACTGGTGCGGCCAATCCTGGTTTAGTTGGCGGAATTACCAGAAAAGAAACCGGTCTCTATTCTCCAGGAACATATTTTTCAGAAAATACAAATAATATTTCGAATAATCTTCTCTGTGTATGGTTATATAAATATAAAAGCAATATTGTAATCGGCACTTCTAATATTGATATTTATACGGGGAAATCAAGTATTTATGAATATTCAACTCAATATAGTAAATCGCCCAATACATATAACGACTTGGAACGATTAGTATCTGTATATAATCCGAGCGAGGTGATAATTATTCATAATTTAGAAAATAAAGAAATTGATGATGTTATTCAGTACATGTCATTTAATACAAATTCGATTAGAAAAATTAACCGCATGGAAGAAGGTATAGACTCTGTACAAGTGAGTAATTGCGAGAAACAAACTTACCAGAAGGAAATTCTTCGCACATTTTTCTACGACAATGTATATAGGATTGAAAACGAGTTTATGTTATATGAGACCGCTACATGTAGTTACTGCTATCTATTGAATTTTATTTCGACTCATAATCCAAATCTGATTAAAAAAATCAGTCTCCCTATCTTTGAAAACAGTGGATCTAAATTACTGTTAGGTAATCATTCGCTCAAACAATTGAATATACTTGACTGTGGTTATGGATCAGGTAGAATAGCGTCAATTGAACGTTTTTTGAACGTATGTCTTACTGCCATTGGTAGAAGACGATTTACGCATATTATTGTAAATCCTATAACCGAGACAAGAATATTAAATAAAGAGTATGATATAATTGGTTATTGTATCGACCAAAAAGTCATACAGACAATTCTTAGAGAGAAACTCACAGTTATCAAGGATTTGGAGAAATTAAATAGGAAAATGATCCTTAAAAAAATTACACCATACGATTTTTATATTCTTCATAGCAATTTAAACGATATTATACACCTGTACGCAGATTTATCTACCTATGATGAATTGCGCATGTATTTTAATAATGATACATTACACGACCATTGTAGTCATATGATTTATGAAATGGACAAGGTATTAAATATTCCCATATGTAAGAATATAGGTTCATATGGCGAATTTGACGAAAACTTCATTAATAAAGGATTCAATACGACCCACGATAAAACTGTGGAAAATATGGTAGATTCATATGATAAATTGGTATGTATATCTGATTATTTGAATACCGAACTTTTAAAGTGTGAGAAAAGCAAGGCGAGATGTGTGAAGATTCACCAAACCGAAAAAATTGGATGTAGTTTGACTCTTACGAAAAGGCGAGGGGAAATTTTGAAGAAAATAACATCTAAGGTGAAAACACCGGTTACTCTCACATACTATTCAACTTATTTGAAAGAAAACCAAGAATTTGCACTGGATTGTAGTTCTATCCAGTATATAGATAGTACTAAGAGTGACGCAAACATTACAAGTGGCGAAATAAAAGAGTTATGTATTCTGATTCAACAATCTAAACATATTATGTCCAAATCGTTGATGCAAGTGTATTCGGGATTCGTTGATAAAATGGCTGATTTTTCAGACAATCTGGACAATATATGTGAATTTGTAGGCATATGCGACGTATTGTTTGCGAAAGTATATATCGCATGTAAGCATAACTACTGCAAACCAATTATTGATAATGACCGAGAAAGTTCGTTTATGAATGTAGACGGTCTGAGACACCCATTGATTGAGAATTTGTTGCAAGATGAATTATATATTACAAACGATGTTTCTATGAATGACGAACAGTTGGGTATTTTACTATATGGCACAAATGCTGTAGGTAAAAGTAGTTTTATAAAATCGATAGGTATTACTGTTATTATGGCGCAGGCGGGCATGTTTGTGCCATGTAGTTCGATGGTATATAAACCTTATCAAAGTATTTTTACTCGTATATTAGGGAATGACAATTTATTCAAAGGATTATCAACCTTTGCGGTCGAGATGTTAGAATTAAAAAGTATTATTCGTTCGTGCGACGAGAATACACTAATTCTGGGGGACGAACTATGTTCTGGTACGGAAACCAATTCGGCCGTAAGTATTTTTATTGCTGGATTAAATCATATGTATAAGAAGAGTAGCAATTTTATCTTTGCTACTCATTTTCACGAAATAGTATATTATGATGAAATACGAGAAAAGAACCAGATGGCGATTAAGCATATGGAAGTGATTTATGACAAAGGCACCGATTCGCTTGTTTACAATAGAAAGTTACAAGATGGACCAGGAAACAATATGTATGGTCTGGAAGTATGTAAGTCTTTACATTTACCGGATGATTTTTTAGACGAGGCGTATAGTATTAGAAATAAATACAGTGGAAATGCGACGAATGTTCTGGATTTGAAAACGTCTCACTTTAATAGTAAAAAGTTGATTGGAATGTGTGAATTATGTGAAAAAAATATGAGTAGTGAAGTGCATCATCTTCAGCATCAAAAAGATGCGAATAATACGAATGGATATATTAATAATTTCCATAAGAATCATGTAGCTAATTTAATGAGTGTTTGTGATTCGTGTCATCATAAGTTACACAGCGACAAAGATGTCACTGGACACGTTAGATTAACAACAACGGGTGGAACTGTTATTGAAACTTTATAGGAATATATATATAATGGCATCAATAGTAAAGGGTTTAGCATTAATAGGCGTATTAGCAGTAGGTCTGGTATTAATAAAACATCTAACAAAGGATGCTCCTCCCAGTCCATTTAGTATAGAATTAGCAGCGTTTATGTCGATAAATGGAAAGAGTATCGCCTATATTACAATAGTAATTTTCTTATTATTATGGTTAATACAGCGTTCTGGATTAAATATGAAACCAGAAGAAAATAGTGAATTGGAACAAGTGGTAACTATTGAGAAAATGTCAAATTTAGACAGGTCTAAGGGATTTTGTAAAAGCAATCAAGGTAATGCGTCAGTATTAGAGAAGAAATGTAATAATTTAAGCAAACTTAATTGTAATACAGTGAATTGTTGTGTTCATTTAAATGGAACAAAATGTGTTGCTGGAGATAGTTCCGGTCCGACATTTACATCCGACGATAACGGTAAGGACATTGATATAGACACGTATTATTTTAGAAATAAATGTTATGGGAAGAAATGTTAAATAATATGATTATAATTGATTTAAAAGCAATTATGATTATAATCATATAATGGATTTCATTGACGTCAAAGAGAGCGCTACCACAACTACCAGCGATAGCACAGATGCTGCTGCTACCGTAAATGCGATTGTAAACGATAATACTATTGTTGATGAAACACTTGAATCTGCTACTACTGCTTCTTCTGAAGCAGATGCTCCCGCGCAAGTAAATATTTTGGACATTCCTATTGAAAACGAAAACATGGCTCTCAATGTGCTTGTTTCCTTTATCAATCTTGGACAACGTCGCGGTGTATTTAATGTTCAGGAGTCTGCTAAGATTTGGGAATGCATTGAAGTATTTAAAAAATCAAGCGGTACTTCTGCATAATTATTTATTTCCTTTGTCTATACCCTCCTAATCCAAATAAATTAAAAGGTTTGTATACATTATTGGTATATGTAGTAGCATAATTTCCTGTAGCTGATCCACGAATAATAGTTCGTGTCAAAGTAGGGTGCCAATATGTACGGGTAACACCGGTTGTTACAGGACCACCTTGTTTTTTTTCACCTCCTCCATTGTTATTGTCTGTCTTTTGAATAAGACTTTGTTTTCTTTGAACACGCGAACTGGGCATATTATATTATACGCAAATATAATATAATATAGAATAAAATTGATTTAGTATAATAAATATATATATTTATACAAATATATAATGATCATTCCTGTGAAATGTTTTACGTGCGGAAAGGTGCTGGGTAATAAATATAGATACTACTTGGAGAAAGTACGAGAGAAGAAACTTGCTCGAGATATGGAGATAAATAAAGTGATTTATCTTACGCAGGAGCATCGAGATAAGACACCAGAAGGAGAGGTGATGGATGATTTGGGTCTAAATAAGATGTGTTGTCGTCGACATATTCTTACTCATGTGGATATTGTTTAAAAATCGCGTATTATTAAATATCTAAAGTTATATATAATAATGAAAACTCGTTCAAATAAAACTTTAGCAAAGAAAGGCGGTAAATGTGGATGTGGTTTATCTGGTGGAAGCTATTACAAATATAATGATTTACGAAATGCAACCCCTCGTGATTTTTTATTGAGTGAACGAGACGGACCAGGAGGATCCTTAAAAGGTGGACGCAGACGTAGATCGGCACGTAGATCAGTCGGTGGAAAACGTAGATCGATGCGTAGATCAGTCGGTGGAAAACGTAGATCGATGCGTAGATCAGTCGGCGGAAAACGTAGATCGATGCGTAGATCAGTCGGTGGAAGACGTAGATCTATGCGTAGATCAGTCGGCGGAAAACGTAGAACTTTAAAAAGACAGAGAGGTGGATTCAGTCCTAATACACTTCTTCCTCAAGATCTTGTAAATATCGGTCGTTCAACGGCACATGATATGGGTTCATTCGCAAATGCTTATAGAGGTATTGCCGCAAGCGCGAGTCCTTTACCTACACAAGATCAATTAAATACCAGTTATAATTTCACATATAAACCTGTTGCACTTTCTGAAATACGAGCGGATGCGGAGGCACAGGTTAGCAAACTTTAAAATATTTTTTCTTTGTAAATAATATATGAAATTAAACAATACTCTTAAAAAATTATGCCGCCCTGCGTATATTTATTTCATGATTTCCATGTTATCTTTTGTGGTAATGGTTATCCAGAACAGAGGTAATTCTAATACCTATTGTGTTGGACCATATGAGTGCTATGTTTCAAATACATCAGGTATATTTTTAGCGAAGTTGATGTACATATTATTTTTCACATGGCTTTTAGACGTATTTTGTAAGGCAGGGTATAGTTCATTGTCATGGTTTTTAGTTCTTTTACCATTTATAATGATGTTCGTAATGATAGCAGGTTTCATTCTAATTAATGCCGGACATATGGTTATGTAAAAAATTAAATACTTTATTTATATCATCATTTAAATATAATTATGATATAATATAGTAAAATGGATTCAAATATTGTTTGGAATATAATTGATAAATATTTTGATAATGATAAGTATAATTTAGTATCTCATTTACTTGATTCCTATAATGATTTTTTTGAAAAGGGACTAAAAAGCATTTTTAAAGAAAAGAATCCAATTAGAATATTTAAAAATCAAAATCCAAAGACGAATGAATTTAACTATAATTGCGAAATGTATCTTGGTGGAAAAATGGGAGATAAAATTTATTACGGAAAACCGACGATTTATGACGAAACCAATGTACATTATATGTATCCAAATGAAGCGAGAGTAAGAAATATGTCTTATGGGTTTTCTATTCATTATGATGTTGATGTTTTTTTTACTATTAAAACAGAAGGGGAAGAGGATTTTAACTACAACTTCACTCTCGAGAAGATATTTTTAGGACGTTTTCCAATCATGTTACATTCAAATTTATGTATCTTAAAAGGCTTACACCGCGAAACATGTTTCAATATGGGTGAATGTAGAAACGATCCTGGAGGATATTTTATTATCGATGGAAAAGAAAAAGTAATCGTTTGTCAGGAGAAATTCGCGGATAATACGTTATATATTCGCGATAATGTAGATGACACATACAGTCATTCAGCTGAAATTAGATGTAAATCAGAAGACGCATCAAAACCTGTAAGAAAGCTTGCTGTAAAAATTATTGCTCCTTCGTCTGTTCTATCAAATAATCAAATCGTAGTTGCGATTCCAAATGTTCGTAAGCCAGTGCCTTTGTTCATTGTGTTTCGCGCATTAGGTATTATTTCAGACAAAGATATTATTAACTACTGCCTATTGGATATGGAAAGACACGAAAGATTTATTGATTTATTTATCCCCAGTGTTCATGATGCGAGTTCTGTATTTACCCAAGAAATCGCTCTTAAATACATTGCCCTACTCACAAAAGGTAAGACTAATGCTCATGCGCAAGAGATATTGATGAATTATTTCGTGCCACATATAGGAGAACTTAATTTCAAGGACAAAGCGTATTATCTTGGACATATCGTGTTTAAATTACTACGCGTATATTTGAAAGAAGAACTTCCAACTGACAGAGATAATTTCAAATTCAAACGTGTTGAATTACCTGGTGTTTTGTTATATGATTTATTCAAAGAATATTACACAATTATGCAGAACTCATTATTTAAAAAATTCGATAAAATTTATTATTATCATGAAGGACAATATCAGGAAAAGAAATTCATTAATTTGATTACATTAAATTATAAGGACGTATTTAAAGAGCGAGACCTGGAAATAGGATTTCGTAGAGCGTTTAAAGGAAATTGGGGTGCCCATACACATACCAAACGCGAAGGTGTTGTTCAGGATCTAAACCGTCTGTCTTTTAATTCTGCCCTATCACATAGACGTAAAATAAATCTGTCTATGGACGCGAGTGCAAAGGTTATTGGTCCTCGTTTGTTGCATGGTTCTCAGTGGGGAATTATAGATCCATTGGATACACCGGATGGAGGGAATGTAGGATTACATAAACATATGTCAATTGTCGCAAAAATTACGAATGGTTACTCTATGTATCCTATGATTAATTGGTTGCGTGTATATTGTTCGCTGATTTATTTAACTGAAACATTAAATCATAATTTGGTTAGAAACGCAAAAGTATTTGTAAATGGGGCGTGGGTAGGTGTAGTGAATGACCCGAGTGACTGTGTTCAAACCATTCGATTTTATCGACGCAGTAGTTTAATACCTCTTCAAACGAGTGTTTCATGGGATATGAATGATAATGTAATAGAAATTTTCACAGACAGTGGTCGTCTTATCCGTCCACTAATGTATGTCGATAAAGACCGGGTTCTATCATTTCACGTCAATAAAAAGGTAGAAGAAGTGATAAAGAAGCGTGACTTCACTTGGAACATGTTAATATCAGGATTTCTTAAGAAGAAAGATGCGGATTTTAATATTAAGAACAACAAATTTTATACAATGACCGAGTTATATGATGCGAATATTGAAAAGCTGCAGCAAAATAAATCTATTATAGAATATATTGACTCCTCTGAAACAAATACTACCCTTATATCCATGAAACTGGTTGATTTTAAGAAAACTAAACATACCCACATGGAGATTCATCCGTCTCTACTACTCGGAATTATGGGTAACCAAATCATCTATCCAGAGAACAATCAGTTACCTCGTAACCTTTTTTCGTGCGGTCAAAGTAAACAGGGTGTTTCTCTCTACCACTCTAACTTTACAAACAGAATAGATAAGATGGGAGTGGTGCTCAATTACGGACAAATGCCATTGGTTAAGAGCAGATATTCTAAATATATTAATAATGAAGAACATCCTTACGGAGAGAACGCGATTGTAGCGATTATGTGCTATTCTGGCTATAATGTTGAAGACGCAGTCCTTATTAACAAAGGAGCATTGGATCGCGGTATGTTCAGGACTACCTACTATAATATGTATGAAACACGTGAAGATAGTTCAAAGGTCAGTGGAACTATGATTGATTCTAAGTTTACAAATATAGAAATGGCGAAAAATGTAGAAGGAACTAAACCAGGCTATGATTATAGTTATTTAGATAAACATGGTATGATCAAAGAAAATACGTTAATCGATGACAAAGCAGTATTGATTGGTAAAACGACTTATAATATTGAAAATCCCGATGTATTAATAGATTCGTCTATTAGTCCTAAAAAGGGACAATTGGGATTCGTAGACAAGGTGTTTATGACAGAAGGAGAAGAAGGATTTCGTTTGGCAAAGGTGCGCATTAGAGAAGAACGTATTCCGGCTATTGGTGATAAATTTTGTTCGCGATGTGGACAAAAGGGGACCATTGGTCTTGTTGTAGAGGAACATGATATGCCTTTTACAGCAAACGGCCAGAAACCAGATATTATTATTAATCCACATGCTTTGCCCAGTCGAATGACTATTGGACAAATTTTGGAATCTCTGGTTGGTAAAGCGAGTAGTTTATATGGAAGTTTTGGCGATTGTACCGCTTTTGTAAACGAGGGACCCAAGCACGAGGTGTTTGGAAAATTGTTAACTAATTATGGGTATCATGCTTCAGGCAATGAATTACTATATAATGGAATGACGGGTGAACAATTGGAAGCGGATATATATATGGGACCAACTTACTATATGAGATTAAAACATATGGTAAAAGATAAGATTAATTATAGAGCGAGAGGACCAAGAACAACATTGACGAGACAAACTGTTCAAGGTAGAGCGAATGACGGTGGATTGCGTGTAGGTGAAATGGAACGCGATGGTATAATAGCGCATGGTGCGACAGCATTCTTACAAGAATCTATGTTAGTGAGAGGGGATTTGTATTATATGGCGGTTTGCAACAAAACCGGAATGATATCGATTTATAATGAATCAAATAATATATTCTTGAGTCCTATGGCTGATGGACCACTTCGTTTTACTGAAACATTGGATAGTAAAATGAAAATAGAGAATATTAGTAAATATGGTCGCGATTTCAGTATTATTAAGGTTCCATATGCTCTAAAATTACTTATGCAGGAATTGACTACAATGAATGTTCAGTTGCGCATTATCACAGAGGATAATATCAACCAACTTGAAAGTATGTCCTTTTCAAAAAATATTAATCAGTTATTGAATATAGATGATTCGCCCTCATCTGATATGGGTTTGGTCCAACGTCGAATAACAGACAGCCATAAA